ACCATCTGCTACCCGCCAAGGATGAGTTGACTGCTGCCGTCGGCCAGCAGGAACAGCGACGAACCATCGGCCAGCGCCAGGAACGATACCGGGTTGGCCTCGAACTCCAGATACAGATCGGTGAAGTCACTGATCGACGCGAACTGCGGCGCGGTCAGCGTCTGCTGCGCGTCCACGAACGACGTCGTGATGTTGCTGTGCGACCACTCGGCCTTCACCGTCGCGCCCTGCAGCAGCCGCGCCGTCAGGTTGATCGTGGCCGAGCCGACCTTCTTGTAGCGATAGTGCACGTTGAACGGCTCCTGGATCGAGGTCAGGATCGTGTCGAGCTTGACGCGGCACAGGTCCTCGACCGGGTTGTCCTCCGACCTGATGTAGTCGGCATCGTCCAGCACCGGCTCGTCAATCGACGCGAACAGGTTGACGTTGCTGCCAAGCTCGTTGGTCCAGCCGCCGTCGATATTGTCAGCGGTCGGGAAGACCTTGATGACGACAGCCGGGGAGCGAAGATTAAAACGGCGGGCCTGAAATAATCCGTTGCGATAATCAGGATTTTGGAACGCAGCGATCTCCTGGTCATTCCAACCTCGATTTGCAGCAAAGGCCAAAATGAAGGTGTTGATCGAGGCTTCTGGAAATGTGCCGTCGCCCTTGCCGACTTGAAAACCGAAGCCGCTGTAAACTGTCGCATCTGCCCCACTCGCTCGCTGCACACCGTCCTGGTAATACCGCATCGTTCCGCTTCGCCGCGTCACGATCACCGTGTAATACACACCAGCGGTAGCGATGTTTCCTGCATCCAGCCGCAGGCTTCCGCCCGAGGCCACTCCACTTTTACCCGTTGCATTCTGCCAGATCGAAACTGCATTATCTCCGATGCCCCAGGCACAATATCTACATCCGACAGCGCCGCCCTTCCATTGAAGAAAAAGACCCATCGTGAAGTCTTTTGACGGCCCCTCAATCGGAGACAATAGCCAATCGGCCGCGTTGCTCAAAAATCCGTGACCATGTTGGGTTTGAATTCTCGGTCCCGTCACGGTGCCTTCAAGTCTCGGTGTTCGATTAAGCGCGTAGTCTCGAAAGTCACTCATAACAATGAACGACTTCAACCCGTTCGCAAGCGGATGCGAACGATTTAGCCGCCGAAATCCTTTAGGGTTATAAAGCGTCATCTTCTTTTACTGAATTTCGTCGTAGATCGGCGTCACGATCAGGCTTGCATCGTTCGCCGTGTTCTGCAGATTGTCCCCACCCGAACGGTTGTAGATAATCGGCGCGCCGTAGCGTTCGAAGTTCTCAAACATTCCTTGCACGCTCATGCGAATGTCTGCCAAGGCTTCGTCAACAACCAGTACGCCAATCAGTTGACAGTTTCGGAGCTTGTCAGAGGACGACATCGCAATGTCGCCAGTCCCATCATCATTGTCCCACACCGTGTTATCGTTGCTCGACTTCCAGTAAATTTCCACGACCTCGGCGACGATTGGCGCGCTCTCGAACGAGCACTGAAACCGAAACTGATAGCGCGTCGGGCGTGGCGTGCTGAGCGCCGCCCAGTCCTTCGTCGCGCCCTGCCGACCAGCACCAGCCGCGAGGTTCTGCAGCGTCATGACGAGATCGCCGCCGCTATCCTTCCAGGTGACCGACGTTCCGGCTTTTTGATAAACAGCGTTTGCCATTAGGAAGCCCTCGCCATTCCCACGTCACCTGGACTGACGAAGCCAAGCCCAAGTTCGACGCCGCGCCCTACCAAGTTTGTCATAGATGCCAGAAGGTTCGTGTGCGTTGCGCTGCCAGCCGGGAACATCGCGGTAATTTCCGCACGTGCCTGCGAGGCACCGCGCATGTCAATCGATGCGCACGAGCACAGATAGCTTAGGTACTGCTTGTCATCAGCGACCAGGACCTGCCATTCGCTGCGCACCATGTCCGCAAGCAGCGTCACCGGGGTGATAGTCTCGGGGTCAACCTGCCGGTCTGGATTGTTCAGCGACCCAGAGGCCGCAGCATCCGTCATGCCGGCATAGCCGCGCCCCAGCGGGTCGTTGACCAGTTCGGCTTTCAAAACTGCAAGGTCCATTCAACCGCCCTCCTAATGAAAAGGCGACGCCGATCAAGGCATCGCCGTGTAGGTCAGCGCCGAGATCGAGACGGTCTGCCCGGCCGAGATCACCGTGCTCGACAACTGTATGTCGCCGCCGCCGCCGGTGTTTGTGACGCTGCACAGGATGACCGGCGTGTTGGTCGTGCCCTGTTGAATTTCAGCCTTGGTGGTGGTGCCGCCGACGGCGTTTGTGTCGCTGTTGATCGCGGCCGCGGTACAGACACCGGACGCGGCTGCGCCAAATGACGGGTTTGACATGATCAACGTCGCGACCGTCGCGCTGCCCGCGGTCTGAAACACGATCTTTGCGGGCGGCGTACCGCCCTGCACGTTAAGCCCGGTCGTAGCCGCAGCGGTGCCCCTGCAGATGAAGTCTGCGACCGCGGTGCGAGTCGCCGTCGGATGCGTGACAGCCATTTTCCTTCTCCTTGGTTAGCTCACTGTGCCGATGCCCGTGACCCTTGCGTCTAGATTTTCAATGACGCCGACCTTGCCTTCCTTGACCCACTGCTCGACGCGAGCGCGAAGCGGCTCGTTGTCGATGTTGTAGTTCAATCCAGTGATGTACTGGCTCTTCGTCACGTCGCAGAAAAAGTCCTGCAGTGCGGTGAAACGTTCCGTCATGCCTTCCTCCTCATGCCATGCTCAGCTCGACGCGCCGGCGACGCAACAATACCTCAGCCGAGGCGATGCCGGGAACCTGCTCAATCGACTGACCCTCCACCACCGTCTCGCGCTGCGCGTACAAAGCCCCGATCATCATCAGCATTCCAGCCTTGATGTCGGCCGGCACCTCGGTGATCGGCGGCGAACTGGTGTCGAGATAGCCGGCACGATACCTGATACGGACCGAGTTGACGCCGGCGAAGGTCGCCGGCCATGTCGTCGCCGGCAGCACCCAGCCCGGCTCCCTGACGTTGTCGACGGTGTACTGGCTCGCGGCGATGGTCTGTTCGTTGCCAGCGCTGTCGTCGTACTTGATGCTGGTCACCGAGATCAGCGGCGGCAGCGGTATCTTGATTTCGTTGCATGGGAAGGCATCGAGCACCAGCTCCCAGGTGCTGTCCACCAGGGCGCGGCCGAGCATGCCGTCCTTGCCATCGACGTGGCCCGCAGCTGCCGCGATGTACATGCCGATCAGCGTGTCGTCATCGGTGAAGTCCACGCGCAAATGCGACTTCGCTTCGACCAGGGAGACTGGCAGCGCGGTGGCTGGCGTGATCAGTCGGAGCGACACATCACCACCTATTGACCTGCTGGCCGTCCGGCCCGATCTGCGTCAGGTCGCGCCCGGGCTTGCCTTGGGGACCTTGTGCGCCATCTCTGCCGTCACTGCCGTCCTTGCCCTTGTCGCCGCGCTTGACCATCAACTGCCACTCCGGCGATGTCGCCGGACGCGACGATGTATCTGCTTTTGCGAGAAACAAAGAGCCCTGCAGAGATACGCAATCACCCCGTTTGTATGATGAACCATCGCGCCACACGCCCTTGTACCAGTCCGCCAATGTCGGCGATGGCAACGGCTGCGGCTTGTCGAACAAGAACTCCTTCACCTCGCTGCCGCAGACAAACTTGATGCCATACTGCGTCTCGGTCTCCGCCTTCTCCATGGTGTCGAAACCGAAACCGTCCTTGCCGTTCAATCCCGGTAATCCGTCTCGACCGTCGCGACCATCCTTGCCAGCCAGTCCAGGATCGCCGCGCTCGCCAGCAGCGCCAGCAGCGCCAGCAACCCCGTCAACACCATCACGCCCAGCAGGACCGACCATGCCAGCTTCACCAGGAATTCCGTCAACACCATTGCGACCATCAATGCCGTCCATGCCGTTGATCCCCGGCAGCCCATCCTTGCCGTCGGTTCCGTTCACGCCGTCCTTGCCGTCGATGCCGTCCTTGCCGTCGGTACCGTCCTTGCCGTCGATGCCGTCCCTGCCTGTAGGACCTTCCTTCAGGACCAGCTCCGAGACGCGCGCCGTCAATTCGACAATGCTGTTCAACGCGCGTGACAGAGATTTCGACAACTCTGCAATCTTGTCATCGCGTTCCTTGAAGCCCTGCGCCACGAACTCCTTGATCGCCGGCGCGAAGGCCGTCGTCAGCACATCAAGCTCGGCGTGGTTCATGATGTCACCACTCTATGAGACCGAGACGACGCCGCAGCGACATCGACGCGAGCATCGGCAGCATCTCGATGTCGATGCCCTTTGCCGGTTCGTCGGCAGCGTCTGCCGGAGTGTCGTCGGCGGCGTCTTCTGGATCGGGCGGCGTGATCGGCGTCTTCGGGCCTTCGTCGAATGGATTGGCCTGCGTGTCGCGCTTGTTGAGAGCGGCCAAACTGTAATTCTGTTTCTGCATGTAGGGCGTGTCGCCACCCGGGACCGGCCCGAGGTTCATGCGGTGCCGCGCCTCGTTCGGCTTCTTGATGCCGGCACCGACTGCCTTCGCCTCGGCCTCGACCATCGTCGCGGTGTCCATGCGCAGCAGGTCGTCGGTATCGAACTCGGTGCCGTAGATGCGGTCCGGCACTTCGGTCAGCCCGAGCCCGTGGTCGAGGCCAAGCTCGATGCACTCGAACAGGTGCTGCAGGCACTGACTATAATATTGTTGATCCAGCGCTTCGATGTTGTTGTGCGCCGGCATCGGCCCGGCGTTGATCTTGTAGGCCGGCACGTTGAACGCGGTCGCCACCACCTCCGCGGTCCACTTCAGTTGCTCGATCAATTGCGAATCGACGGCGTTCACCGACATCGCCTCGTACTTCAGCCCGTCGCCGAGAACCGCGACCTTGCCGAAGTTGTTGCCGCCGTAGTTCTGCTCCCAGTAGTCCTTGATGCGGTCAGCGTTATCCTTGCTGATCATGCCCGGGGCCGTCAGCACGCCGCCCGGGCGGGTGCCATTGGCAAAGAACTCGCTCGATGCTCCCTGGATGATCAAGCCCTGCGCCGCCGCGATGCCACATGCGGTCAGCGGAGAAACGCCACAGAGCGGATGATACAGCGGCACCATCACATCGTGGATGATCTCCGAGGCCGGCACCGAAATCTCGCCCTCCTCGATGCCGATCAGGTTATCGGTGTAGAGGCGATAGTAGACGGAGCCATCTGGAGCGACCACGGCGCGCGTGCGCGTCGCATCGAGGACGTACATCGCGACGACGATTTTGCGAGCGTCACGCTCCTTCAACACATAGGTGTTGCCGTGGATCAGCTTGCTGATCACCCAGTTCTCGATGAACTTGATGCGGTTCGAGTATCGGTTCGGCTTTCGCAGCACCGGCCAGTATGGCGAGGCCCGGTCGACCTCGCGCCAGATGCCGTTGCTGTCCATCTCGACGAGCCGCAGGCGACATTTCGAAATGTCGGACGAGATCAGCTTGATGCAGGCGTAGACGGCGTGAAACGCCAGGATGGTCTGCTGGCGCAACTCCATATTGCGCTGCCATGCGCCGGTGAATGGCTCGCGAATGACGTTGAACCAGCCGCCGTTTGTCATCGAGGCCGGCAACGAGGTCACCGGCACCGGTGCCTTCGAGAACGAGACCTCGTAACCGAAGATGCGCATCAGCTCTCGGCTTTCATGTCACGACGGCGATACCGTCGCGGCTCCGTTGATGGCTCCGGCTCCGATCCCTCCGGCTCCGGTTGCGGTGGCGGTGGTGGTGGCTCTTCCTTCACCTTGACCAACTCTGCAATTCCGAAGCCGATCAGCATGCTGGCATCGTAGTCGCTGGCGTCGAACTCATCGCCCGGCTTCATCACCTTCGTCGCGTACGTGACCTGTGATTTGGTTTTCAGTCGAGGCATGTGATCCTCCCTTTGGAAGCCGAGACCGGAAGCAGGGAGGAAGAGCCGACTCCCGGTCTCGACTGGGCACGCGGTATTTGCCGGAGGGCTATGGACCGACTTACTCCGCGTACTTTGCGTTCTGGATGTAGGCGACCGCGGTGCTGCGGCGCTTCTTCCAGTTGATCCAGCGTTCGGCACGGAGCGCCGTCAGGTTCATCTGCCACAAGCTGACCATGTTGCTCGAAGCTGTCGGCGGGCTGTCTGGCGTGCTGTCCATCTGCACCGAGGCCTCGCGGCTGGCATCGATCACCACCTGTCCGTCGTCGGCGAGCATGATCTCCGACGGCTTCATGAAGATGATCAGGCTGCCGTCCGCCGGCGAGCCGCCGGTGCCCGGAAGGTTCTCCGATGTCACTACCGGATAGCCGAGCAGCGTGCCGCCGGAAGCACTCACTCCAGGGTACACCGCTTGGCCGAGAGCGTTGACCATCATGCCGAGCGACAGTGCCATGCTCTCGGTCATGATCCAGGTCCCGCCGCTGGTGCCGAGATTTGCGGTGAGGAAGCCTTGGAACATGGTCCGCGCATCAGCACGGAACGCTGCTGCGGTCGTACCCGTCGCCGTTACTGGCGTAACGCCGTTGGTGATCGACGCCGGCGAGACGTTTAGCACCTCGGCCTTGGCCGGATCGACGAAGTCACGGTCGAGAAACTGCGTCATGGCCTCGATCAGGTCGTTGCGGACCACCGCCTCTGCCGAAGGATTGCTGAAACGCACCAGCTCCTCGGTCAGCACGATGATGCCGGCAGCCTTGGCCCAGCGCAGGGTCACGGTGTCGAACGCCATCGCGGTCACGGGCTTCGGCGCGTTCTCCCCAACCCAGCCGACCGACGAACCGGTCGTGGTGCGCGGCATCTGGATGTTGAACGGCACCCGACGCAAGCCGGCAATGCGGCCGATGATGGTGGCCGGTCGGAGCAACTCGATGAACTCCGACGCCATGATCGTGTAGGCCACCAGCGGAGACGCCCACGTCGAGTCGAGCGTGGTGCCGGCACCAATCGCCGCCTTCATGATGCTCGGCACGTCGATGCTCAACGCCTTCTCGACCTCTGGCGAGCTGTCGCGCCATATCCTGGCGTTGTCGAGCGCTTCGAGACGATTGCCCTTGGCGCGGACCATCGCCAGAACATACCGGGTGAACGCCGTGCCCTTCGGCAACTGCGTCGGCAGCACCTGCACGCGCGTGATGCCCATCGCGTCCGAGTTGTGGCCGACGCCGGCACGAGACGCGGCCGCACTCTGCGGATCGCTGCCCGCCACCGCCACCGCCTGCGCCTTCATCGTCACTTCGTGCGCCTTCAAGCGAGCGACGTGCTCGTCGATCTCCTTGATCTCGCGCGCAAGCGTGTCGTATTTCTCTTTCTCGGCTTCGTCGAGCGTCGTGCTCTCGTCGGCCGCCTTCTCCATCAGCGCAGTCATCTCGGCCTGCTTGGCGTCGCGGGTGTCGATGAACTGCTTGATCTGCTCTGTGATTGTCTTTTTCACGGTGATGGCCTCCTTGGCCTTGGGTTTCGGTGATCCCGAGACGCCGGGAGGGAAGGGAGCATCTCTCCCATGTCGGCCGGACGCGGCCAGTTGCATGTCGTCAATCGACTTGATCGACGAAATTGTCGCGTCCTGGTTGGCCGGGATCGTCACCAAGCTCAACTCCAGGACCTCTGACTTCAAAAAGCGAATGCCACCGTCATCGAGGAACGACATCTCGATGGCACGAAAGCCGATTGAGACCGCGCGCACCAGCCCAAGCTTGATGCTCTGCCACGCCTCGTCGATGCGATCCTTCAGCTTGCCGGGCTCGGTTACCTTGGCGAGCTGCGCCTTGAAGGTGATGCCGTCCTTGGTCGGCTTGTCGAACGTCACCTTGCCGACCGGCTCCGACGAACGATGCTGCCACAGCAGGGGCAACGGATTGCGGTACTTCACGCCCATCGGCTCGATGATGTCGCCGACCCGGTCCGGCTCGGGCGTGGTCGCGACGCCGGTGATGATGCGCTGCTCCTCGTCGACCGCCTTGACCTCAAGGACCGAGAACGAACGGTTGACCTCTGGAAGCTGTCTCATCGTCGCTCTCCTTTGCAGACGGCCGGTGTCGGCCTATAGCCGGGCCACGGCCCGACCATCGAAGGATCGTCTCGCCACATGCCGCCGCGCCGTACCTGATAGCAGCCGCAGCAGATGCCCCAGCGTCGAGCGCCAACAACGATCCAGTCATGTCCCATCAGAACACCATGATCTGATACTGCCGGTCCGGCTCGGTCCCCTTGCTGACAAGCCCGAGCGCCATGATGTCGGCAACCACGCCGTCGATCTTCTCGGCGGCGCGCTCCTTGTCCGGCTTGATGTTGCCGGCAGGGTCCTTGCGATAGGTTGCGTTTCCGTACATCCAACGGGCTACCGGATCGTTGCCGTGTTCCAGCCTTCCGGCGAGGAACAGACGCTCGATTTCCTTCGATGGTGCGCCCATCGACGCATAGCCCTGGCCGAACAACTGTACTGGTAAACCTTCGTTCTGCAAATGCACAGCGACTTGCGTGGCATTCCAGCGGTCAATCGCGAGCCCCCGGCACTGAAACCGCTCGCAGTCGGCCATCACCTGCTTCTCGATGAAGTCGAAGTCGGTGATGTTCCCGGGCGTTGGCGTCAGAATACCGTCCTTCACCCATCGGCGATACGGGGTGCGGGGGCTGTCTCGCTCCGCGATTCGATCCTCCGGGCACCAGTAGCGGCGGACGAACGTGAGCCGGTCGCTTTCGTTTGGTGACTTGATCGCCCACGACAGCGCGGTGATGTCGTCCGTCGAACCCAGATCGAGACCGCCGAAGGCTTGGCTGCCGCGCAGCTCGTCGTTTAGCTGCTTCCACAACATCGCGTTGTTTGGATCGCGGGTGTTTGCGCTCCACTTCCGCATGGGAAACCAGCGCTTGGTCTGCTCGACCCACAGGTTTAGGTGATAGCGCTTGAAGTCGTTTTCCAATCGTGGGCTCTGCTGCGCCCGCTTGCATTCGGCTTCGAGGAATTCGCGCTTGAGCGAGACGCCGAGATTAGGATTGGCCTTGGCCCAGACTTTCGGATCGGTCCAGTCGTCTTCCTGGTCTGCTTCGTAGATCGAGACGAACGTCTCTGGATCAAGCTCCGGCTTCAGGAAGATCGCCTTGCTTGTTTCGTAGAGATCGTGGCCGTAGGTCTTGATCTCGCCGGCGGTGCTGATGGTGATGTCGAGCGGCTGCCGACGCGAGCCCATGCCTTGGATCAGAAACCGGTGCAGCTTGCCGTTCCTCCAGGCGTGCGCTTCGTCGCCGATGTTGGCGTGCGGCGACAGCCCGTGCTTGCCGTAGGCCTCGCCTGACAACGGACGGAATGCCGACATCAGTGCCGGACAGAACAGCGATGTCTTGGTGATCTCGTACAGGTTCGACAACGCCGTCGACAGCGCTGTCATGCGGGCCGCCTTCTCGAAGCAGAGCGTGGCCTGAGCGGCGTCGAGCGCATGCGAGTAGACCTGTGCGCCGGGCTCGCCGTCGCCGACCGTCAGCAGGTGCGCCAGACCGGCCGCCAGCTCGGTCTTGCCGTTCTTGCGCGGCACCCACACCCGCACGAAGCGATAGCGCCGCATGCCGTCCTTGCGCCGCCGCCAGCCGAAGACCTGGGAGACGATGTGGGCTTCCCATGGCTGGAGCTGGAACGGCTTGCCGGCCCACTCGCCATCGACGAAGCACAGAAACCTTGGGAAGAACCCGACCGCCGCGTCGGCGATTGCCTTGTCGAAGTAATATTTCCCGGCCACGTCAGTTCAACTTGCCGGCGGCCTGCAGATAGCCGAGCGGTCCGGCATCGGCCGGCATCTCGCGCGGCTTGGTCTCCTTCGGTGGCTCGCCTTCGGCCGGCGGCTGCTCCTCCTCGAACACGACCGGCATTCCGGCCAGACCGCGAATGATTGCCTGTCGCGCCACCGGGTTGAGCCCAAGGCGATCTTCGAGGGCGATCATTGCGCGCTCAAGGTCGAACATATCGGCGAACGCTGGCTTGCGCTTCAACTGCGTGACGTGCGGAGACTTCTGCGGATAGTAGGTGCTCTTGCCGTCGACCTCCTCCTTGCACGTCATCCATCGGTGCACATACGACGCCCATCGGCCATAGGCCATGAAGTCGACCGGGCGCGCGATCCTGCGCTGCAGGTAGTCATCGACGATGCGCAGGAAGATCGAGCGCTCGCGCTCGTGCGTCAGGAAGGGCGGGACCTCGATGGCCACCGGAGTGCCGCGGCGCTCGACGGTGCCGTCGTCGAGCATCAGCTTGCGCTTGCCGGGATTGCCGCGCAGCGCCTTGACCGCGTCGGGTTGGGTGTGCCGCGCCATCGGGACCTCCGGGGAATTTGGAGGGGCGGCAGGTTCCAGCCTACCGCCCCAAGCCCTCAAAAACCGACAAGGGGACCAACCCAAGCGGCCAAAAAGGGCCAATTCCTCATAACACACCGGATGCAAAGGCGAAAAAACGCAATAATATTTCGCTGTAAATTGCCGGAATTGTCTAGACATATCAGTATGTTAGGCGTACTCTCCAATCATTCCAGACGGCCTTTCCAGAGGCACAAGGGGACCAGAAATGCACTCCGATCTCGCCAATCTCTCATTCGGCGTCGAATTCGAAACCATCCTCCCGCGCGGTTTCTCGCTTTCCTTCGCGGCCACCAGCATCGCGAACCGCACGGGCTTTCCGGTCAACGAAGGTTTGCGGACCGCAGTTACCAACCCGAATACGCCGGCTTGGAAGGTCGTCCGCGACGGCAGCATCCGCACCCGCAACGGCGAAGGCGCGGAATTCGTTTCGCCGGTCCTCAAGGGCCAATCAGGCCTCGATCAGGTCCGCGCGATTTGCGACGCGTTCGAAGCGCTCGGCATCACCGTCAACAAGTCTTGCGGCTTTCACGTTCACGTCGGCGGCTTCCGGGCCGATTTGGATTTCTTCAAGGCCATTACGAAACTCTACGCTCGCTTCGAGCCCGCGATAGACCAGCTCCACCCGCTCAGCCGGCGCGCCAACAATTTTTGCAAAGGGCTTCGCAACGGCGCTCGCGACGGTTCAATCGACAGCGCGGCCTCGCTCGATCAGGTCATCTATCACGCGACGGGGGAGCCTTCCGGGTCCTTCGGCCGCCGGTACTACAAGCTAAACCTCGCCGCGTTCCTCAAGCACTCCACGGTAGAATTCCGTCAGCACGCCGGAACGGTAGACGCAACGAAGGCGGTTTCTTGGATCATCATTTGCCTAAAAATGGTCCGCGCCGCGCAGCTCGGCAAAACCGGCATCGGCGGCACCGACAACACCGCGCGCGATTTCTCCAGCCTTCCGGTCAAGGCGCGCCGCGTCGCCGAGTTCATCACGCGGCCGGCCGGCGCGACGCGCGAAGAGATCATTGCGGGCACCGAATTCGCGGCGCTCTCGGTTAACCGACAGGCGCGCCTCGCAGGCCTCGCGGTCCGCACTATCCGCGAGCGGGGCACGGATCGCTTCTTCGCCGAGACCACGAACGGCGCAGCAATCCCGGTCAACCTCGCAGGCTTCAGCCAGCTAATCGAGGCGGACGAAAGCGAGGCCGCTTTCATCCGCGCCCGCGCTATCGCGCTCCACCAAGCCACCGCAGCCGCATAAAGGGGAGGGAACAATGCTTTATTTCGCCTACGGCTCGAACCTCAACAAACGCGAAATGCAGCGGCGTTGCCCGGACGCGATCCCGCTCCGCAAGTTCACGCTCCAGGATGCGCGTCTCGTTTTCCGCGGGGTCGCGGACGTTATCGCCGAACCCGGCGCGACCTGCCCCGGAGCGCTCTGGAGGATCACCAAGGATTGCGAGCGCTCGCTCGACATTTACGAAGGCATCCGGTCCGGGCTCTACCAGAAGGTCATTCTTCCCATCGAACGCAACGGCCAGCCGGACGAGCTGATGATGTACGTCATGAACTCGACCGGCATCATGCCGCCGTCCACGTCCTACCTCGCGCGCGTCGAGCAAGGGTACCGAGATTTCGGTCTCCCCGTCGCCGCGCTGCACCTCGCCGTCCGGCAGTCGTGGGACGGCAAGCACAAGACCTTTCACGAGCGCTCGCGTCTACACCGCGAAGGGTACGCGCCGCGCGCTCGCGTCACCGGCAAGGCAGCCACCGGCAAAAACGGCAGCCAAAAGCAGAAGACCAGGAGAGTAAAATGAGAACCATCACCTTGAACATGATCGACCGCACTCAGTACGACGAAAACGAAACCGGTGCGGCCATCGAGACCACCAAGCCGTGCGTCGTCCAGGTCGAAGCAATCCGTTGCTTCTACCCGCGCAAGGGCGGACGGGCCGGCACCCGCATCACGTTCACCGACGGCGGCGGGTTTGTGGTCGCCGACAGCTTCGCGGTCATCGCGGTCATGCTCGGGGCCACGGTTGAGCCGCCGCCGGTCGCGGTTGCCCCGCCCGCGTTAGCTCTCGTACCGTCCGCCGAATAGGCGGACACGCTAAGGGGAAGCGCTCCCAAGTCGGGGCGCTTCCCATCATCACCACCGAACCAATGGAGAGCGACCATGACCACCCTCACCGACACCGACGCCTGCGCGCACCCGGCATATCCCGTCGCGCGTCACCGCGCCACCGAACGCGCTCGCGCCGAAGGCGGCTGCTTCTCGATCTACTTCGACGGCGCGGCGATCTTCGTCCGCGCTTCGGAGGCGGCAGCGCCGCCCAATTCAAAGCTGGTATGCATCGCGCAACGCTGGGACGATAAGACCGTGCAGTTGCGGTTCAGCGGCGCGCGATCCGAATGGGTCAACGTCTAGGAGCATCCGGTGCGAAGGTTCATCGACCGCGGC